TAAGTACACTAATAAAGCTAATGCAGAAGATATCTTAATTGCTCATGACAACAAAGCAGAAGTAAAAGCTGCTTTTGCTGCTCAAGCTGCTAAGAAACCTAATGCTATGCAACCAAATGAATCATTTGATTCAGCTGCTGAAGATTTCAACTTATAGTAAATAACAAGGAGCCTGTTACGGCAGGCTCTATTTTATGATTTAAAATGTATATGATTATGGAAATGGAAAAGCTAAAACAAGACATAAAGAATTATATGCTTGAACCTGGTAAATACCAAGTGTTTGAGCAAGATAAATATTCTACATATCAGAACTATCTTTATAAGAGAGCTCTGTATGGTTTAGATTCTTTATCAAAAGAAGAACTTGCTACTATGTGTAGTAAGAAAAGGTCTAGAATCCTGAATGTTTATAACAGAGCACAGATAGTTGTGAATAATTATAAACATAAAGTAACTAAGCAGTTAACTGATAAATTATTATTATCATTATTTCCTAGTAGCTCAATTATAAATGAGATTACTGCTTATGATGAGATAGACAATAACTTTAAGAATACATTAACCTTTAAGGATTTGTGTATACATAAAGACCATCTAGTTGAGCTGTTTATACTTGAAGGAGTTCTTCCTAAAAATTTCTTATCTTTGGAGAAATAAAAACCAACATGAGAAAAAATGATAATTTGCCAGCATTTGCTACGGTACATGCTGGCTATCTTCAACCAGGTATGTCCAAAAAAGAATATGTTATTGCTTCAGTTGCACAAGGCTTATTAGCTGAAGGTAAATGGAATGGTATTGAAGAAGGTTTCCCAGATAGAGTAAGAGCAATAACTGAAACAGTATTAAAACTAATGGATGAAAAAGCTTAAAGTTTGCAGTGGTTGCAACAAAGAAGCTATCATATGGAAGAATCACGAAGGAAATAAGTATTGTCAATACTGTTGGAACAAGGTCAAATCAGATGACCCTGAACATAAGAATGTAATTCCTACAGTATCTGATAAGAGAAAGAAACAAGATGCTGAGTATTTAAAACTCCGCTATAGATTCCTTAGTGAAAATACCATGTGTAAAGTCAGTGTTGCTGGTTGTTCTACAAAAGCAACTGATGTGCACCACACATTTGCAGGAGCCAATAGAGATGCTTTTTATTTAATACAAAGCACATGGTTACCTGTCTGCAGAAACTGTCATGACTGGATACACACACATCCAGAAGAGGCAAGAGTTATGAATTGGTTAAAATAATTAAAAATGATTACAAAAGATGATGTACAGGACATTGCATTAGCTAAAACTGATGATCATAGAAGATGTACTATTGTATTAGGTACCGGTGTAGGTAAAACTAGAGTTGGTTTAAACCATATCAATAGAAATACATCTCCTATGCATAAAGTATTGGTTGTTGCACCAAAGAAATCTATATTTCAATCTTGGATTGATGATGCTGGTAAATTTGATATGGCTAATCTACTTGGTAGAATAGTATTTACTACTTATCTAAGCATAAACAAACATGATCCAAATGATTATGATATTGTTTACTTGGATGAAGTACATAGTCTTCTTGATAGTCACAGACTATTCTTAGAGAACTTTAAGGGTAAAATACTAGGTCTTACAGGCACACCACCAAAATATGATGGGTCTGAAAAAGGTAGAATGGTCAATGATTTTTGTCCTGTTGTATATAGTTTTCAAGCTGATGATGCTGTAGATAACAATATCTTAAATGATTACAAGATATTTGTTCATATGCTAGAATTATCAAATGAAAAAAATTACTTGGTTAAAACTAGTAATAATGCATTTGTTACTTCAGAGAAATTAAACTATCAGTATTGGTCTCATAGAGTTGAGTCTGGTGGTGGTAATTTGCAAATGCTTAGAGTAATGAGAATGCGTGCTCTTATGGAGTATCCTAGTAAAGAAAGATATACTAAGAAACTTATTGAGAGTATATCTCAGAAGAGCAAGGTAATTGTCTTTGCTAATACTCAAGAGCAGGCTGATAAACTATCTCAATACTCATATCACAGCGGTAATAGCAGAAGTGATGAGAACCTTGATTTGTTTAAAAATGGTAGTATTAATTGCTTATCAACTGTACATCAGTTGAGTGAAGGTGTTAATATTCCTAATTTAAGACAAGGTATTATCATGCATGCTTATGGTAATGAGAGAAAGTCAGCTCAAAGAATAGGTAGGCTTCTAAGACTTAATCCAGATGACACAGCTGTAGTGCATATATTATGCTATAGAAATACTATGGATGAGCAGTGGGTTAAACAAGCCTTAGAAGGATTTGATCAAACTAAGATAACTTACAAAACATTTAATGTACAATACTGAGAAAAATTCCATAAATTATAGTATGGAGAACAAAACACATAAACTAGTATTATTCAATGATGATGTGCATGACTTTTTATATGTGATTGCATGTCTTATGAAATATTGTAACCATGATCCACATCAGGCAGAACAGTGCGCTCTTATAGCACACAGTAATGGTTCCATAGATGTTGCATCTGGTGATTTTATGAAGATACTAGAGATTCATGAAAATCTTAATAAGATGGAAATGAAAACTGAAATATCAGAGTATGCTTAAAGTAATATGTATAAATGACAAGAACAAGCCTTCAAAGATCCCTTACAGTGAGTGGATAGTTGAAGGCTCTGTTTATACTGTAAGAAAGATTGTTCCTTTAGCACTAGGGAATCAATTAGGATTTGAATTGGAAGAAGTATCTCTTTCTCCAGAGTCTTTTCCGTATGAATACTATAGTGCCTCACGTTTTAAACCAACAGAAGATGAAAAAGAAATTGCAAAGTATGAAGAGTCTGATTTATCAGTGGTTCTCTAAGAAGAAAGAAGTTAAGTTACCAGACAACAGTGAGTATTTAAAGATCAAGATAATTGATGATGCTGCACAAACCATATCTGCTTCATTAGGTATTACAGACAAAAGAAAACAGTTTCTTATTGATCTTGTAAATACTGAAATGAAAGAACATGAGAATATAGTTGAGATAATGGTCAATATAAGTCAACATGTTACTCACCAAAATGAGCTAGGATTTGCTATTTATGTATTAGCACAACATCTTAGACAAGAATGTCAAAATCCTATTCTTAAAATTATGGGTATTATAGGTAAGCAGTTTGATGGGGAAGATTAAACAAATTTATATAGACTTGATAAACTCAGGTATCACACCTGATGGTTTATCTCTTGGAGAAGCTCTTGATATTCTAAAACAAAAAGAAAATGAAGAAAGAGAACAATATGCCAGACAACAATCAACTGGTGAACAAGAAAATAGCTGAAAGACTTGAGTATTTCAATAAGCTTGATGAAAAAGAAAGAAAAGCTAAACAAACTAAAAATACGGGAGTGAATAAGTAGCTCTAAGCCTTGCGGATTACAACAGGGTATATAGAAGTGGGATTCTTCTTATTTACCGGTGGTTAGATAAATTTATTTACTTGACATTCATAAAAGTCTACCACCGGTTTTTTAATTTAAATTAATGTATATGAAAGTAACAGTAATATTTTTAATACTTGGAGTATTAACAGCCGGTTTAGTAAGCTTAGGGAAAAGTGATAAAAAAGACATTAAGGTTGTAAAGAAAAAGATTAAAGATACTACAGAAGTAGTAGCAGTAGATAGTTCTAAGTTAAACAAAGAACTATTAGTAAGTTATATCTTAGAACAAGATATAAAGCATCCTGAAATTGCTTATAGTATAGCAATGGGTGAGTCAGGAATATGTAGTAGTTTATTTAAATCAAACAATAATTTGTTTGGTATGAAACATCCTGGAGTTAGACCTACAAAAAGTCTTGGTAGAAAAAATGGTTTTGCACATTTTGAGTCTTGGCAACATAGTGTTCAAGATTATAAATTATACTTAGAATTTGTAGGTGGTCACATGATGACTCAGCAACAATATCTATCACACTTGGATAGAAATTATGCTCATAAAGGCTATAGTAATTACATTAAAAAGTTTTTTGAAGAGTATAAACAATTAATTGATTAATTATGGAAAAGAAGTTTAGATTACCCAGAAAAATTAAAAAAAAGTTAAAAGGTTTAGTTCTTATTGAACCAGAAACTAGATCATCTGTAAGACCATCTGAGTCACAAGTTAATTATGTATTATACAAATACAAGAAATTAGTGACTTTCTATGATTTTATTAAGAGTCAATTAAATTGAGTTTAGTTACAGAGGTTACCAGAAAGTCTATGCTTATTAGACCTTCTGGTAGATCTACTGATTATATTTCACCGTCCTTTGGACATGGGTGCTTATATAACTGTAGTTATTGCTACATGAAGAGAAATAAACCTACAGGTTTATCTATTGCTAAAAATCATGGAGATATATTAACAGCTATCAGTGACCATGCATGGTTTGCTGATGTGGAAAAACCAAATCAAACACATGAAGAGTATATCACTTATGATATCTCTTGCAATGAAGACTTTGCTTTACATGCTAAATACCATCAGTGGGAGAGAATCTTTGATTTCTTTACATTACATCCAAGAGCTATGGCATCATTTGCTACTAAGTATGTCAATGAAGACTTACTTAAATTTAATCCTCAAGGTAAAGTAAGAATTAGATTCAGTCTTATGCCGGAAGCATTAAGGCAAAAGTTAGAACCTAATACTCCACCTATACATGATAGATTAAATGCTGTAAGACAATTCCAGGATGCTGGTTATGATGTGCATTTAAATTTCAGTCCGGTAATTGTATGTAATGGTTGGTTGTTAGAATATAAAGAACTATTTGCTGAAGTAAATGCAGCATCATATCTGTATAATTGGAAACAAGGTGTAAAAGCTGAAGTTATATTTCTTACTCACAATGTAGAAAAACATGTTTATAATCTACAAAATAACATTTCTGGAGAGAATTTGCTTTGGAGACCAGAAATACAAGAAAAGAAACTATCTCAGTATGGTGGTGTGAATTTAAGGTATAACAGGTATGTAAAGCCTCAGTATATAAAAGAATTTACTGAAGCTTTTAATGCTATATTGTCTTGGATGACAATTAGATACATATTTTAAATTAGAAATTATGAGAGAAAATTTTATAACATATGAACAAGCATTAGCTTTAAAAGAATTAGGTTTTAATGAACCTTGTATGTCTTCTATAGATATGCACAATGAACAAGGTCTTATACAAATACCACTATTCCAACAAGCATTTAGATGGTTTAGAGAGATATATGATTTAAATCATGTAGTTGTTAAAGCAGAAT